CTTCCGATCTTTGCACATGTGGCATTGCTTATTCCAAAAGAAAATTGTTGGATACTAACATTGATGCACATTTATGGGCGTATGACACTTGTGTTATGAACTTATTTGCTGGTTTGATTGGCAGATAGGGTGGTGGAACTACATAGCCAAGTCCTAGTTATGTCAAAGGATTTTCTGATTTTTTTTAGAATTCAGATTTTGCTAAAGATTTTATACTCAACTTCGAAGCTCATGATATAATGGAGTATATGGAGCATATAAGTTAAGTCGACTCAAAGAAGCATAAAATGTACATGTAATATTACGAGCAGTTTAAACATTAATAGATAACCCCAAAAATCCTCAAAAATGATATAACATATCAGATATTCACAAAAAAGGGTGAATATCATTTAAGTACAGATAAAGAGCCTACATCAAAGCGTTCAAGAAATATTTTTAATCCTTCAGGTTATCTTAAAGTTTATGGAGGGTGGATAGCTTACAACATGAAGAAGAATCTAAAAAGATGTAGCTATCATTATATAGGTGATATGGATTTATAATCTAAAGAATAGATTATAAATGATAAGTATAAGACATTTGAAAAACCGATTTTTGTTTCAAATGACGGTGATACACATGATGCTCGATAACATTCATAGTTGATAAAGAGTGTAGATTCATGGCTTATCGAGTAATGTATAGAAAAAGTTTTTCTGACCGAACCTTGGTTAACATAGGATTAAAGAGACAGAATTAAGAATATGGTTCTATCTGATAAAGCATATGTAATAGGATTAGATGGAAAAACTAAAGTTGTATCAGTCACTATTCAAGGTACTGTGTTTTCAGGTCATCCTACCAGAACTACATTTGGTAACACATTGAGAGTTATATTTTATATACGATATGCTTTATACCTTTCAGGTATAACAAAATATGCTTTATTCGTATGTGGGGATGATGTTTTGCTTATATTAGAGCATTAAGATAGAGCAGTCTTTTAATATAATTTTGATAGAATATATGCGACAGATCGGTCTCTGCCAGTTCATGGTTTAGGTTAGATTACCAAAGGTGTAATTATATCTGATACATGTTTCTCTTTTTTAAGCATGAATGGCTTATATGATGTACAATATGGTATCAGATTATTTAGGAATTTGCCTCGTATAATGATCAATTAGACTTTTTCAGACTCTACATTCCCATTCT